AAACAGATGGTTGCTGCCAACAGAGTTGGAATCATCAGTACGCCGAACCAACCGACATAGAGGCGGTTATTGGTAGAAGTTACCCACTCGCAGAAAGATTCCCACGATGAGGTTGATTGTTGTCTTGAAAGAGTTGAAGCCATTGTATTAAACAAAAAAGTAAGATCATCAGGGAGATGATGGTTTTACTATTTCCTCGCCACCCTAAGGCAAGGATATGAGAGACGTTGTTTAGACACCCTATAGGTCTCGGTTTGAGGGGTGTAACGAACAGTTAAGATTGTTTTGATTCCTTAACCTTCCGACTTATTTATAATACATCAAATCTCCAGTCCTGTCAAGCCCCTATCGGTAACAGACATCTGAGAACAGAATTTCTCCCTGAGCCCTTACCATGTCTAGGTTTCTCTTGCCCCAGTCGATGGTCATCCAACATGTCGTCTTGTCTGATCGTAGTAGTAGAATTCTTAAGTATTTCATTGGGATCAATAGGTATTAAAAAACCCCCTCTAGGGGGGTCGTGGTTTACCCTGCCATCAGGGGAGTAATCTTCTCTAAGACTGACTCTGGTGTCGTAACTTCATAAGGATCATCAGGACAGTTATCACTGTGACCACTTTCTTCCCAAATCTGTTCAACAACCATGTTATTGATGTACATGACGTATCTCCAAGAGCGACAACCAAGACCTACATCAGTCTTAGAAACACTCATGTCAGTCCAGTGAGTGAGTTCAACATTACCATCAGGAATTGATTGTACCTTTGTAATACCCTGTTCAGCGAACCAGGCATCCATTACAAATGCATCATTGACTGATGCACAAAAGACTTGATCGATTCCAACTGACCTGAACTCATCATACTTGGCTTCAAAACCAGGCAGTTGATTGCCACAAGTGGGTGTAAATGCACCAGCGAGACTGAAGACGATAACTTTCTTACCATCAAAAAGATCTTCTGCCGTGCGAGTTACCCACTCACCATCAACTCGAAAGTTCCACTTAAGATCTGCAGGGACAATTTCCCCAACCTTATTCATAATAGATGCCATTGGTTTGAATATATGAAGGACTTACTGGTCTATTTATATCACCAAATGCCTGGAATGACCTGGCCAGTGGTGAAGTATGCACCTACAGCGGCAACAAAACCAAGCATTGCAAGGCGTCCGTTCAAGCGTTCTGCGTTTTCGTTCATTGTTTTTTCTCCAGTGTTGTGTTAGTAATAATTATACGTTCACCATCGTGGGTGAATTGTAACTTGTCATCTGGATGCCACAGAAGTTCTTCATACATGTCATCCAGTCTCTGCATGTCTTCATACAGTTGGTTTGGGTTTGTCATCTTCCTCTTTAACTTCCCATGATCCGCCAACTCCACCTTCCATGTTGACAACAATGTCTTGTGGTTCGGCAGGTTCACGTAAATGATGGGGTTCGTGTGGTCTATCCATGGGTTGTGACTTGGTGTCATCATTCCTAGATAGATTTTTAAGGACAATAAATGCGTCCTTATTATATTTACGATCCCCAAATTGGGATGCCCACTTTTTGTTGAACTCCTCACCTTGATGAATACCAGATACCTGTGTACCACCAATCTCAATTACGATATTGTCATCTCTGACATTCCAACCGAGAGTGTGAATTGTTTCCCAAAGTTCATCCTGTGTAAGGTTCATAATAAATGCAAATTATATTTATGATGGTGAATAGACGGGTGTCATCATACCACCATCAGGTGGGCCGTCATCCTCATCATCTCTTGTCAAGGCAAGTAAGATAAAGAAGACTGAAGGCAAGATCCAAACTAAAGTTTGAAGTAATGTCCAGTCGTACACTTAAAAGATTCCGAAGAAAAACTTTCCAGTAATAGCATAAGAAAGGAATCCAGAAATGATTCCCATCATTGCCCAACGTCCATTGTAACGTTCAATATATTCTTGTGGTGAATCAAGACCCTTGGAGTTGTAGGATTCTACAACCATGCGTGGTTCTGTTGCCCACATGTTTGTACGTCCACCGTCTTCAGTTGTTACAGTCATGTTACACTCCGTAATGTTTCTTTACATAGTATATAGGAAAACTAAACTCTTGTCAAGTCAGTAGTCCATGGGTCCGCCATAACGGATACAGGTCTTTTTGTTTTCTGCTGATGATCGACACCACTGTCTCACGTAACTATCTGCATCCATATTCATTTCATAATGAGCATGGTTATGCAGTGCTCCTATTGTAATCAGTATTCCAATAGTAATCAGATTATAATGGACTGCTGGATGAGTAATCATCTTTAGCAAATAATTTTTCATAAGAAAGGGGTCCGAAGACCCCCAGTCTCCTTAGATATTTTTGGGATACTCGCTATTAGTTTTTTCGGGGATACCAATAAACCCCAACCTTGGCGCGCCACCTACTTTGTAGGACTACTCACAGTGTCCGTAGTGTAACAAGGTACACCTTCTGGATCTAACCATTTAGTGTACTCAAAGTCTTCCATAGCAGTCAGAAGTTGCATCTGATTGTCAAGAAGATACATGTCACTATACCGTTTGGTATATTCATGTGCTTTTTGAATACGGTAATCAGGTTTACCATTTTCTAAAACTCCGACTTCAACATAACGATATGGGAATCGTTCAAGAAGAACAGTCTGTGCCATAATAAAACAAGCAGAAGAAATCCCCGAAGGGAAAGCGGAATGTCGGAATCGAACCGACGACGAAAGGTTGGAAACCTTTAGTTTTGCCTCTAAACTAATCCCGCAGTAAAGCAGGCCTATCATAAGACCTGCATCCAGACTAGTCAATCAAATCTTCATAAAGATTATCAATGAGAATTCCATAGGAATCATCTTCATCACCAAGGAACTGGACTCCAGCGTCAGCATATAAACGATATGCCTTTTGATAGATTACAGGGTACTCTTCATCAAGTGACACTTCACCCTCAACTGCACCATTGAGAATGGCCAGTTCAGTATTACTAAATTTAGTAAGGAGTTTGGTTTTAGTTTTCATGACTCTTCTTAGGAGGTTTAAACTTTCCCCGTGTAAGGGAAACGGGTCAGGAGGGACTCGAACCCCCGACCAATTCATTAGAAGTGAATTGCTCTATCCATCTGAGCTACTGACCCATAGGGGCAGATTCAATATCTTTTATTGAATCAGATACACTAGCAGCACTAACGTATGCACTAGAAGAAATTGACGTGTGGATCTCATCGATCATCCTATCTTTGATGTCCTGCATAAGGACTTCTTCATCATTGAGAAATTCATCGAGATAATCAAACATGGTCAGCTGAACTCCTTGAGTACCTTTGTAGTATACGACAGGTTCAGTCGGTTGTCAAGCTCCAGGTTGAAATAGTCCTTTCGCATGTACCGACCGAGGATGTTAGAGTTGTAGAACGCAGGGTCTCCCGCTGCATCCCTCTCCATCAGTACATTATTTATAAACAGTTGTCGAGTCTCCTCGTAGTTAGTTTTCCCTACTGTTTTGTGTACACTTAGTATAAATCTCTTAAAGGATTCTGTCCCGTAGAGTTTAACATCTGCTTTAAGGTCAGGACAAGAACCATAGTATTTTTTCCAGTCGCTTTCAGATGTAACTCTTCTCCGTTTGGTAGTACCACTTTTAGCTCTAGGCTTTCGTTTTTGCCAAAAGTATTTTCTTCCGATGTACTTTCTTTTGTTAACTGTGTTGACAATAAGGTACACGAACCCATAGTTATCCCCAATGTTATCAGTAACAAAAGGTTTGTCAAGGTACGTCCACGGATTGGCGTAGTCAATCTCTTCTGTACTTTCTTTAGATAATTTTTCATTAGTCGCAGTACCCGTCGTCGTCATCAAAGTTCTCACTGTAATATCCGTTAGGATGTTTACCATCCTTCCTCAGATATTTATCAGGATCTTCCTTGATAGCATCTTCAAGACTTTGTGCAAGTAACTTGAGGTTGTGGGCTATCAATTTAACCTTATCATAGTTCATAGCTTGTCCGTTGAACCCTTACAGAGTTATTATAATGGTAAAAAAGAAGAGGGTCAAGCCCTCTTCTTTCTAATGTGTAGTTTTAGTAATTTGTATTCAATTTTTATTAACTCATATGCTTGCTTAGGAGTAATCTTTCTAGAAACCTCCATAGAACATATGATATCTACCCTATGATAGAAATGTTTGATCGCTTCATCTTTACTTGGGATGTCCTGCAATTAGTCTGAGTCTTAGGTCATCTAATTATTTATCAGAAAATTTCTCAGAATCCATACGTTGAAGAACCTCCTCACAGGCATCATATCCACCATGTTTGAATGGTCCGTAATGATTCTGTTGGTAGTATCTCACTGCGTCATAGACGAGTTCTTGTTGACGCTTAGTGAAATTAAGATCGCACATTGTTCTTGGTTAATATAAACACTTCATCTATATAGTACCATAAAAAAAGAGGGGTTGCAACCCCTCTAGACTTATAGTTGGAAGTTGGCGAAGGTGTCCTTCTCCAAGTCCTGTTTGATCCCACCAATGACGTAAGACTCGATCTCCGTCTCCTGTGGCGCGTTCTGTTGACCTTTAGAGTTCAACCAGTGTTGCGTCCAAGGCAGTGGGTTGTTGGTCATCGGTTGATCGAAGATCGCTTTGAGACCGATCGACTTCATACGACGGTTAGCAATATACTCAACGTACTGTGACAAGAGTTTGTCGTTAAGACCGATCATAGATCCATCCTTAAACAAATACTTTGCCCAAGCACGTTCTTCCTCAACGGCAGTCATATACATTGCGTATACATTCTCCTCTTCCTCTGCCATGATCTCTTGCATCACTGGATCATCCCCGTTAGCCCAATTCTTGATAATATTTTGTGTAAGTACAAGATGTTGACTTTCATCTCTGGCGATGAGAGAGATAATTTTAGCGGATCCCTCCATAAGTTTGAGTTCACCAAACGCAAAAGAACATGCGAACGAGACATAGAATCTGATACCTTCAAGGATGTTTACATTAACAATTGCACGATATAGTTTCCTCTTCAGTTCCTTTAGTTCAACGGAAGCTGAGGCATGAGAGGAAGGTAGAGACCATAGACTACCAGAAGACCACTCACCTGACATCTTGATTAATTCATCATATGCTTTGGTAACTGTAGTAGCGCGTGAGAGGATGTTCTGATCCTCTAGAATGGTGTCAAACACCTGTGTAGGGTCTGAGTATATATTTTTAATGATGTGGGTGTAGGAGCGACTGTGAATCATCTCCATCATTTCCCAAACTGTCATTGCTGACTCAAGTTCGGGTAGGCTGCAATAAGGCAGGAAAGCCATGCCAGGACCACGACCTTGTACGGAGTCAAGCATGACCTGGTACTTAAGGTTCGAGGTGAAGATATGTTTTTGTTCCTCGGTAAGAGTTGCATAATCTGCCCTATCTTTTTGAAGTGAGACTTCTTCTGGTCTCCAAAAATAACTAAGTTGTTGCTGAGTCAGTCTTTCAAATACTGGATACTTATAAGAATCATATCTTTGGACTCCAAGAGGAGCACCAAAGAACATAGGTTGTTTCTTTGTATTGACAGGAGTCGTATTGAAGACTGTCATGCCTTCAATGGTTTCTTTACTGGACTTTACGAATTGCATAGGGGTCTCTTTAAATTTTACAGGAATCGCAATCTTCATCTGCCATATCAATCTCTGCGATTAGAGATTCTAGCGTTTCTTTTTTCTGATCTAGATCTTCATCTACATCTTTCTTTGCATCATATGTGTTCTGATAATAACTTGTCTTCCATCCATACTTGTATGTGGTAAGTAAGTCATGTGCCATAACAGATACAGGTACTTCATTTTCAGGATATTGTTCTGGATTATAACTCCAGTTACCAGAGATCGCCTGATCAAAGAACTTTTGCATAACTGCAGTCACTTTAATGTAACCTTCATTACTAGTCATGTCCCAGAGAAGGGTGTAAAAATTCTTAAGTTGATTATACCCTGGTACAATCTGCTTAAGAGGCCCCTTCTTTGATTTTTTAATGGACAGGTAGTCTCTAGGAGGTTCGATTCCATTGGTTGCATTGCACACAACGGAGCTACTCTCCGAAGGCATCTGTGCGGACAAAGTGCTGTGTCTGAGTCCGAATTTTTGGATAGCATACCTAAGAGAATTCCAGTCATGTCTCAGTTTGTTAGGAACAATTTCATCTACTTCTGTTTTGTAGGTGTCGATGGGCAAGACGCCCTCTGAATATTTAGTTTTATTAAAAAATCCACAAGGACCTTTCTCAATGGCAATGTTATTACTTGCTAAGAGTAAGTAATACTGGAATGATTCTGTAAGATCATGTACCATTTTCCATGCTTCAGGACTATCATACTTTACCTTGTTCTTAGCAAGGAAGTGTGCAAGACCAATGAAACCAACACCCAAAGATCTACGATTCTTGGTACTAATTTCTGCAGCCTTGATAGGATACTCCTGATAGTCAATCAATTCTTCTAGACCACGAACTGCAAGGTCACACAGTTCTTCGAGTTCTTCAATGTCACGCAGTTTACCAACGTTAACAGCAGAGAGAATACACAAAGCAATCTCACCATCACCATCGATATGATCTAGAGGATCTGTAGGAAGAGTAATCTCTTGACACAGATTAGACATACTCACCTTATCTTTAAAGGAAGAATGAGTATTACAGTGGTCGATATTCATGATGTAAATACGACCTGTCTCTGCCCTCTCCTTCAAGAGATTAAGAATCAGTTCCTGTGCCCCGATAGTCTTTCTTGGAATAGACTTATCTGATTCATAGTCCACATAGCAAGCGTCAAATGCATCAGTACCAAAAGCATCATAGAGACCTGGTACGTCATGCGGTGAGAAGAGGCTAATCTCTTCATTCGTAATGAAACGTTCGTAGAAAAGTTTTGAAATCTGGATGGAGTAGTCAAGTTTCCTCACTCGATTGTCTTCTGTTCCCTTATTATTCTTAAGAACAATAATGTCTTCTATTTCTTGGTGCCAGATTGGGAAGTGGACAGTAGCTGATCCACCACGGATTCCATTTTGCGTGCAGCATCGTACAGTTGATTCAAACTTCTTAAGGAAAGGAATAACGCCTGTGTGCTGAACTTCTCCGCCTCTGATTTTACTGTTGAGTCCACGGATTCGACCTGCATTAATACCGATGCCAGCCCTTTGTGCGACATACCTGCCAATAGCCATATCGCTAGAAAAGATACTATCGAGGGAGTCATTAACATCAACCAGAACACAAGATGCAAATTGACGAAGAGGAGTTCTGACTCCCGCCATGACTGGCGTCGGAATGTTGAGTCTGTGTTTGGAGATTGCGTTGTAGTATCTTCTGACATATGAGAGTCTTGTATCCTTAGGATAATCTTGGAACAAATATGCAGCGATCAGTACATACATGTACTGTGGTGTTTCAAATACCGATTTAGATGAACGATCTTGCACTAGGTATTTATCTACAACCTGTCTTGCACCAGCAAAAGTAAATAGGTAATCACGATCATGATCAATTACTTTATCAATCGCATCCCACTCGTCAAGAGAATACTTATCCAAGATACTTCCATCGTAGACACCTTTAGAGATGCCTTTCGTTAGATGTGCATAGATTGAAGGGAAGTTAGTAGTCCATGAAGGACCAAAGACTTCTTTATACAACCCAAACAATAGTAGTCTAGCAGCCACAAACTGATAGTTTGGATTATCAAGACTAATCAAATCACTAGCAGAACGTACTAGGATCTCCTGAATTTCACTAGTCTTGATACCATCAAAGAATTGAATGTTAGAATTCATTTCTACTTGAGATGCAGATACTCCAGTAAGAGAACCACATGCACACTCAACCATTTGATGCAGTTTATCAAGGTCAAGAATTTCTTTTTGACCGTCTCTCTTCACTACATTAATGCTCATACTTTTTTCCAGGATAATAGTTTTACTTTTGCTTCTAGACCAGAGTAGGTACTTGATTCTACTACAGCCTGAACATCATGTCCAGCCAGTACCATATCATTTACGTCTTTCTGTGATACATTTGAGGGCCAGATGACAATAGGATAACCACTATCAACTACCTTTTCCATGCGGGTTAAAATTTGTTTATTACGAGGTTCATTATCATACACAAAAACAAATTCAGTCTCAGTGTTAGTTATTAAGAACGTCCAATCAACGTCGGCTCCTACCATTGCAATACTGTTGTCTAGGAAGAGACTATCGATTGGACCTTCTGTCACATGAACTGTATTCCCGTAGTCTACACTATCAAGTCCAAAGATTTTAGGTTTACTGCGATCCAGAATCGTAGTAATGTACCTTAGTTTCTGCCTTGGACTTAATGATCTACCTTGAAAACCAAACCACTCACCGTCAGAGATGAGTGGCAGAATGATTCTTGGATGATCTAATGATTCATCTTCAAAAGTAGGGACTTGGGAGTTCACCCAGGTTTTATATTTATCAATATAAAAAAGTTCAGATAGTTTCTCCTCTGGTACTTTTCGTTCGAGTAGATACTTCTTTGCTATATGATCCTTATCAAGACTGGAGACTGATTGTAAACCTTTTGGTTTAAGTTTGAACACAGGAGGTTTGAAATCAAACGCAGGGTTAGGCGTGTTAGTTCCTTTCCCAGTCAGACCACGACTATACCTATCCATCAGATACTGATCATATAGATCAGGAAAATTATCTTTCAGGAAGTTAGCAAACGTTCTTCCAATACCACAATTGTGACACTTGAACAGTAACTCATTCTTCTTACTGTAGAAGTAACCTCTTGTTTTGTTTTTGTTCTTTGACGAGTCCCCACAGTATGGGCATCTGAATGTATACAGATCGTCTTTTTTTCTTGCAAATCGATCAAGTCTGCACCCTACCATTGGCAGGTACTCATGCTCTACACAATACATTCAATCAGCCAGTGGTCTTAGTCCCTAGTATACCAGGTCTGGCCACAGGTGTCAACATCTTCACCATAGGTGGAAAGATTTGTAATACTGTTACAAGAGTGGTCAAGACAGCAGTGGTAGCAATAACGAATTTAGTATTACTCTCTACCTTTTTTTGAATCTTACTGATCCTATTCTGAACCACTTCATGATCCTTATCATGTCTTTCCTTCATCTCTTCCAGCATACCGATGATAAGTTTATCGGCACGTTCGGATTCATCCAAACGATTTTCATGGCGCTCTAAGATTACAGCAACTCTGTTGCTGTTTTCGGAGATC